CACCCTTGAGCCAACCGATGAACTGGTCGCGGTACTTCTTGGTGTCGCGCTCTTCGCGTCCGAGTTCCATATCGCGCTTGGCGATGATTTCGACAGCGCTTGAAGACGCGAAACGCTCCCGCATTTGCGCGGAACGGATCTCGGCTTCAACGGTTGCGAGTTCGTTTGCGACTTCATGGCCGCGGGCTTCGACTTCCACGGTTAGTGAGTCTTGTGCGAGAATGGAATCGCGCTCAGCGGTGAGCGCCTTACGGCTTTCAAAGAGTTCGGACAGTTTCATAGCGGCATCCTTAGACGCAGACGAAGACGGGCTAAGCCCGACTGGAGGTTGCGGGCTTCGGCGCTCGTCTGCGGATAAGCGCCGTTTTCTACGATTGAGACTTCAAGCAAACGAACTTGGGTGAGTGTGCGAGTACTTCCGCTCCAAGAGTCGGAGATCACGTTGAAGCCAAAGGACATCTCGCTGAGGACGTTCGCGTCCACCAGTGCGCGGATGTCCTTAGCGCGTTGCGTGTCGGGCAGCGTGACTTCAAACGCCAAGCCGTGTGCGTCGCTGTTCAGTTGCAGCAGCCCGCTCTTAGTGTTGGCAAGTAGGTCGCGCGAATCGTGACCGACAAGCAGCGAGATGTTGGAGCGGAGCGAATTGTCGAACGCGCCGCGGGCTACCTTCTCGGTGAATGGCTTGCCACCGTTGATGCCGCGCACGGTCAGCGGATGGCTCGGAGCGTCATACACGCTGGCGTAGCCGCCGATCTTGTCGCCTTGCATACTGATCTTGGCGGTACGGATTTCAAGCAATGTCCTCACCTCCATCGATGTTTTCGGTAGCGCCGTCGCCTTGCATGGCGCTATTGCCGCCCGGCATGGACACGCTTGGGATGTCGAACTCATCGCCCTGAATAGGCGGGAGGCCCATTCGCTTGCGACCGTCGTTCGGTGAAAGGATCCCGGCGAGGACAAGTTTCGACAGCGCCATGCCCGCATCGCGCATATTGCCGCGGAGCAGTACGTCGGTATCAAGCCTTGCGTGTTCGCCGGGCCCGCAGAGTTTGCGCGTGATCTCCGACTCCCACGCGGTTACCCATTGGGCGAGTGCGCCGTCAACGTAGGCGCGTGCAGTTTCGGATTGTGAGGACAGCGCCCCGCCGCCCTGCTGGTAAAGCATTTCGGGCGGTACGCCAAATGCGCGGGCGATCTCTTGGATAGAGAATCGGCGCGACTCCAAACTTGTGGTCGTTGATTCAGCGCTGATGCGCTCGGCTTTCATGCCCTCGCGCAAGATCAGCGGGCGCGATGCACCCTCTGCGGTTGCGTGCATGGTTTGCCATGCGTCGCGGATGGCTTGCACCGTCTGATCGGACATTGCGCCCGGATGACTGATGCTTACCTTTCCCGTCGAGCCCGTACGTACAAGGCTCTTATGGGCTGCGTCTTGGTCTGCCGCTAGTTCCATTGCGAACTTGCAGGCGTCCATTGGCGAGACGTACCAACTCGGCGACAGCGGATCCGGATAGCAGCCAAGGTGCAGCACCTGATCTGCCTTCAAGAGATTGCCGCCAAGCCGGTACTGAACGCCCTCTTCTGTGAGTTCAACCGTCGATGTTCCGCTCGGAAGTGGTTGCAATTCGGCAACTGTGCCTGATGAATCACGGCGAATGAGTGCCAAACCGTTGCCCGAATCGAGGGCGCACGTGGTCATGTAGCGCCGAAACTCGTAGCCTGACTGCCAGCGCGAGGCTTCCCGCGTCATCAACTGAGTGATCGGCGAGTCGACTACTTGGCCCTGCGAGTCAATCACAGAGAACGGAAGCCGCGCCAAGTCCGTGCTGATGAGATTCATCGCACGAACGACAGCGGGTAGATGCTGTGGCGCTGGCGTTGCCAGTGGTTCCGGGCGTGCGTAGACAACCACGCCGCTTTTGAAACCGAAGAATCGTGCGAAGATGCTCACTGAGATGCATGGAACAAATGTGCCTCAGTGTGTCAAGCGATTATTTCAGACTTGCCACCTTAACCAATCGGGCAAGCGCTGGTGCTCAGTCCGGTTGACTCACGCACCTGGTGATGTTCCATCAGAAGCGCTGCCATGTTGCCGGAGACAATGACATCCATGTTGCCCGCGCTGCGTCCCTTGACTGGTCGCGTGTTGCCGACGTTGTCGCGGATCAGGCGCACGTTGTTCAGTCCGGACGCAAGTACCGGGTCAATTTGGTAGCAAAGTTGCTTCGACTTCAATAGATCCCCCCACAGTTTCCACGCTGGAGCCATCGTTCGGATGCTCTGATCGACCGGAATGATGGGCCAGCCGCGATCTTGCCACCGCTTTATGTCTCGCGCTTGCGCTGGATGCGGGTCTACGCCGATTTTTCGCACGTCGTAAAGCGTCATCAAGTGCTCAATTTCAGCCTCAACGATGCTCATATCCTGCCATTCACCAGGCATTCGGCGCAGATGTCCTGCCTCAATCCACACCTGTAGCGGGTTCTTGCAGCGCTTTTCGTCGAGCGCGATGTCCGTGCCGGCCCACCAGCACACGTTCCGCGCACGGATGATGCCGCCATCGACCACCATGATGGTGAGCGCCGTCAAGTCGAGTTGACTGCCGTAGCCACCGCGGCTCAGGTCAAGGCCGATGACAGCCGGCGCGCCGCGCAAACGATCCCAGTCGCAGTCCACCATCTGCCGCTCAAGCACTGCAAGATCGATGTCAGTCGTGGCAATCTCGTGGTATCTGCACGCCAACTGCGTCTCGAACTCGGCGATTTGAACCGGGTCGCCCGTGTTTAGCATCGTCTGCGCGGCCAGTTGCAACTGCGTTGGGTCAACAATCACACCTAAACCGGGATGCGCTTTCGCCCAAACGGCAGGGTCTGAAGCCTGATCGTCAGCATCTAGACCGTAAATCATGGGCCACCAGCCCGCCGGATAGGGCGTTCCGTCAGCGATTGCAGCCTCGCACGCTTGCCAATAGCCCCAAATCGGGCGCGTCTTCTGTTCCGGATCGGGCGTTGTGATCGCCAACAGTTGCGACGTGGCGAACTTGGCAAGCCCAGTGAGCAAGCGCCCGAACGCCTTGTCCATGCGCGCTGTCTCGTCCGCGACGATCAACCGCGTAGTCAATCCGTCAAGCGCACGGTCGGTGCACGGCAGGGATATGTACCTATTGCCACCGTGGCGCACTCTGCCGGGATGCGCGGGCGTAGACCCACCCGAGGACGTCCACCCTTTATCGTCCTTGTCCGCGTCATCTAGCGCCAGCGTGCGGCACATGGTCGCCATGCGCTCGAATGTCTTCTGCGCCAAGCGCCCATCCGGCGCGACGCTTGAGAACTCAAGGCTGGTGCTGGTGTCGCGCATCGCCGCCATAATCATGGACGCGGCGAACTCGGTCTTACCGTTGCCACGCGCCACCACCAGCAGCAGCGCCTTGGTGGCGGGCGTGTCGGTCTTCACCTTGGCAATCACCCGCCGCCGGGCAAGCAAGATCATTGCCACCATGCACTGCCACGGCATCCACTCCAGTGGTTTGCCAGCGTCCTCTTCCACGCCCTGCCCACACTTGCGGGCGAACGCCCGTGCGTCCTCAGCGCGTGGCTCATCCCACCACACTTCATGCGCCGCGGGCGACTTACGCTCGGCTAAATAGCGTTTGCACGAGTCGACGATTCGCAGATTTGCGACGGCGCTCCCGCTGGCGATCGACTCGGCGTAGGCATCGGCTAGGTCGGCGCATAAAGGTGGTCGTTTCAGGTGTTTACGGCGCGCGTCTGTCTTCGTGGATCCACACCGCGGTGCCTTAGCGGGTATAGGCCCCTCGGCCCTATGACGGGGGTTGGTCAAATTTCGCTCGTTGTCTTAATAACGTGACATGACTGACATAACGATTGAAGATTTCGCCATTCATTCGTGCCACCGCGATGCAATGGGATGATGTGATCTGTCTCAAGGTCAGCCACTGCACCACATACAGCACAGCACATATGCACAGCCTTATGTGCTTTGGCTATGCGTGTCCATGTACCACCGCGTGAGCGAATGGTGTTAATCATGCTGATGGGCTTACCTATGCCACCTTCATATCGCCATCGCCTAGCCATGTACGTACCTCTTCCATGAGTCGCGTATCTACCTCTTCACGCCACGCTAATAGCCATTCCTCATCATCCTGCCTAGCAAGCACAATGGGTAACCACCCTACACGTGCATCAGTACGCGCTTGCAACATTGCGTCCTCAAGGCCAGCGCAACGTGGTGCAACATTGGGCAAGCAAACGCCATCGTCCATGACCGTACGCAATTTGCTCAAACGGCAAATTAAGAGGCTTCCGCTGACAATCAAATTGTCATTCGCAAGACGCCCATAGACATACGTGTAGCCCGTCTTTCGGCGCTTTACCTCAACATGGATCTTCCATTTGCACTGTGCTTCGATGTCGGCTTTGCCCTTACCGTAGCGCTGGGCAGTACGTTCCCACTTGAATGGGAACAACTTCTCCAGCGCACGGCAAGCGTCCAACTCACCATTCTTGCCCTTCATGCGTGAGTTAGTCATGCTCCGTCATCTTCCGCTTGTTCGACTTCTTTGTCCGTGACACAACGTGGCGTAATGGGCCCGTACTCTTCGATAGTGTCACGCTGGTGGCGTGTATCTTCGGTTGTCCCATTCTGCCCAGTGGATTTCACAGAACGTGGCGTTGTGTAAATCGACTCCATGCGGGCGATCTTCATGCGTAGGGCTTGGATCACAAGCACTTGCTGCAGGATCTGATCTTCGAGGCGTTCTGGCTTGCTCATGCGACTCCCTGCAATCTGTGTAGGACAACCTTGGCGACGTCACGTGCGCCGCCGAGGTTCTCGGTGTGGAACTTCAGTGTGCTGTACGCGTCATTGCCGCTGCGGGCCCAGTGCTCGAGTAGCAGACGCCAGGCGCCGACTGCGTCTCGGTCGCTCAGGCCGTACGAGATCAGCACCCGTCGGCATACCGAGCAGTGGCTCTTGATGTCCGCTCTCGGGTCACGTTGCTTGATCCGGTTTGCGATGTCATCTTGAACCTCCCACCCGTTGAACGCGGTAGCGTTTCCCTGGTTAGGTGGACTAGTTAAATGGACTAGTTC